GCACTCATAATACCTTTAAATATTAACGCTTGAATAACCATTTGTGCAAGTTGTAATGTCATATCTTTAAATACATTTAAAACTGCATCTCCTAAATTTTCACCTTGTGCCATTGCTTGAAATATATTTCCAACACCTTGTGCTATGAACCTAGATGTAGTTTCAGCTTCGTTTAATAAATAATTAAATTTAGCTTGTTCACTTGCTGCTTCGCGTATTGCAGCAGCTTCAACAAGTGCTTGAGACATTACTTGACCACCAAATTTTTGCGGTGCTTCTGGTGCAACAGGAGATAATGGTTTCTCTAGTTTAATTATGTCTCCAATTGGTGCTTTAACTACACTTTTTAATGCTTGAAAATTCTTAACAACTTTTGTAACAGTATTATTTAAGGTTTGCGCTCCTTTATCCATTACGTAAAATGGATTTGATAACGCATTATCAACTGTAGTTTGAAGGTCTTTATTTAATTCTTTAATATCACCTGATAATGATAAAGCCGTATTTGCAAATCCTACATATTGTTTTTGAGCAGCAGCTGCATTATTTGTTACTCTTTGAAATGCACCAATTTGGTCAGATACAGGAATTATTGCTTTATCTAATATTTGATATGCTTTACTATAATTTATTGCTGCTGCACCTGCTTGTTTTAATACATTAGTTAATTCAATTTGTTTATTTGCAATTTCATCAACATATCTTGCAGTAATAGCTTGAGCAACTAATGCTTGTGTATATAAATCAACTGCTTTTTTAGCATCATCCGTTGTTTTAATTGTACTTGCATAAGCAGCATTTACTTTACCTAATTCATTTACAACCGCATTTAATGCTTCCTTTCTTCTAGCATCAGTATTATTTGCGTTTTCAGCAACATTAATATATGCTTGTAACTTAATACCACTTTCACTTGCAGATGCTTTAGCCTTATCTAAACTTTCAGCAAAGTCTTTATTAGATTTTGCAGCAGCTTCCGATATACTTTTTGTCTTAAATAACTTATCTCCAAATACTACTAATAATGATGAAACAACACCCAAAGCAAGACCTATACCTGCTGGACCCATTAACCCTTGTGCCATCTGCTTTAAAGCACTTCCTGTACTGCCACTTGTTTCTTTTAATCTTTGGAAGGATTCTAATAATGGGTTTAAGTTATTCGCTATACCTATAAATCCGTATGGAGCATCTTGTGCAACCCTTGAAACATTGACCAAAGCCTGTGTCGCTTGATTACTTGCTGGAGCAACTCTCTTAAAAGCAGCACCCAGTTGGGTTGTGGCAGTAACAGTTTCCTGTATATTTTGAACGGCTTGTTTATTGTCAGCCGTTATCGTAATTTTTAATGTTTCTTGTGCCATTTTATTATTTTACTCCGTACAACTTTAATGTCCTTGCTAGTTGCTCTTCAGTTAGTTTAGGCTTTTCATCCTCCACTTCATCACTAGGTAAGGGGAAAAAGGACTTTATACTTTTCGGATTTTTATCCGTTGAATTTGACCTATAAATCATATAGGCTAAAGTTCTTGTCCTTTCCCATTCCTTTATCTGCTGATTCTCATAAGCCTTTTTATATAATAAAAATTCCCGCCAAGTAAGTTGCCAAAACTCATTAATTGTCAAGCCAACTTCTATTGCGAGAATAATTATTGAATCCCAGCTATATATTCCTATTTTTTTTTTCCTTTTTCTTTGGTTACTTCGGCATTTTCTTTTGTTTCAGGAACCATTGATGTTTGCATAAATTTTATAAAATCTATTAGCTGTCCATCTTTTGCAGATAATCCACCAACTTCATCAATCCAGTCGCAAACGATAACATCGTTAAATTCAATTGGTTGATTTAAAGTCTTACATCCGCTTTCGGCAGATGCTTGAATAATATGCACAATTGTTCCTAATTCAAAAGCCCCACTTGATAAAATATTGATTAAGTCTAAAAGAGATTTATTCTCTAATTCGCAAAATCTTTTCATCGCCCAAGTACCCCATTTTAAAGGGATTGTTTTGTTGTTGTTCAGTCTTAATTCAAACATAGTTTATTGTTGTTTATGGTGTAACTTCAGTTTGTGCAATTGGTGGAACTGATACTACAAATGTTGCAGTAAATTTCACGTCATCGCCATCGTCTGCTTGTACTCCAAAATCACTGATAAATACAGTGCTTGTAGAAAGACCACCATAATAAACATCACCTGAAACTGGTGTTGCTTTACCCATTTTAATAGTAAAAAGAGTTTTAGCAGCGTGTGCAGTGTACAATTGTTGGTATGAATTTTTACTTGGTGTTCCTGTTTCATCAATAGCGAATCCTTCACATTCAAAAGATTGACTAAATACAGGACTTGGTGTGTATTCATTACCACACTTTGAATTTGCATCAATTGTGTCGTTAGTTGATGTCAATGAATTTGTTGTTAAACAAGCTATTGCTTTAAAAGTTGTGCCGCCAGCCAAATCTGCTAAAAGGATATAATCCCTTGCTGATACTTTAGTTTCTGCCATTTTATTTAATTTTGAGTTATTATTATATTATAAGTTATTATTGTTCTAAATACGTTGTCCAAAGGGTTTAAACCATCTAAATTTCTAATTGCACCCACTACCAAACTTGAAGCATAAAACCCATTTGCTAGGGTTATATTCGTGTCGGAATTGATTGCATTTAGTATTAAATCGCTTATTGTTTCGGCTCTTTTATATCCAAAGTTACTATTTTTTATGACAATGTCAACATCAATGGTAACAGCATTAGTATAACTGATTTTACCTTGTTCTTGTGCCGATGTTCTGCCACTCATAATTATATATTCATCGGTTGCAGAATCAGGTGCTATTCCATCGTAAACAGGCAATGCACTTGAACTCGTCAAGTTGCTATAAAACCATTTCTTTATTTCTATATTAGGATTAAGCATTTAATAATTTATTTAGTCTTTGTATAAGTTTAGGTTTCTCCATTTCGTAAGCTGGAACTAAAAATGGTTGTGGTCGCATACCTTTTCTTAATATGCTTAAAGCTATTACATAAGCCAAACCTTTGTCATTTTTACCATTACCAATTCCCTTACGCTTTACCCACAAAGTTAATGCTTCAACCATATCCTTAAACTTGCCTCCGCTTTTACCTTTAAATTGCTGGGCATAAGATTTAAAGTCAGCAGGTACATTTACTTGTGGTCCTGTACCAAATTCAACATAAGCAGCGTATGAAGCGTTAGCAGCAACGGAATATGTTAATTCGCCATCCTTTGTTAATCCTATTGAGTTCCTTAATTGACCTAAATTAACAGGTGCTAATCTTTTGGCTTGATTCTCTATTTTTAGTGCAGATGCGTTTATTTCATCACTTACATCAACTTTTAATGCAGTAGTCAAGTTCTTTAACTTGCCTTCAAGTTCTTTCATTCCACTTAAACTTACTGCAAATGCCATTATGCGTACATTAATATTTCGTAATATCTAAACTGATTTTCTACATCCTTTATTGAATGGATTGTGTACATTTCCCCTTCAGCCTCTATTTTGTACATATTGTTAATCGTTACATCGTACCTGATAAATAATTTAGCAGAACGAGTAAAACTTAACTGGGCTTCTAATAATGCCCTATTCTCATCCATAGGTCTAAAATCGCCAAATACAACACCTTGTAAAGCATAGGTAGTTGTGTACCCACCTTGCCCATCTGCAACGATTGTAGGTACATATAAGCCTACTTCCGAATACATTGTGTTGGCATCTACATAGTTTGATTTCTTGCTTCCTAATCTCATAATATTGGGCTTATTCTTGTCCAACGCTGACACGCTTTCCAAGTCTTTTCACAAATACCTGTATCACTATCTAATCCTCTATTTTCGTAGTCGTAGCTAACTTGGTCTAAAATCGCAATCTTTAAATCGTTCGGAATGGTTGCGTAACCTACCACATAAGTAGCCTTTAAGTTTTGGAATTGTGGTCTTTGTAATTGTGGGAACTTACCACCTACTAAAGTGTAATCAGCAGCAACAATAGTGTCTCCGTTTTGGTCTATTAAAGATGTAAAACTATTTACAGGACCATAAGGCAGATTAAAATGTCCATCCCAATTTGTAAACCATACAACGGCAGTCTTTGCTATTAAACTCAATCCTGTACCTACTTCAACCGCTTCCCTTGCTTGTTTAATCATCAAGGTTATTTGGTTATCATCAACCGAAGTTGTTACCCTACAATACAATTTTGCCTCTGCTAATGTAACAGGTTCAACAACTGTACCTATGTCGGTCAAAGTAAAATCAATGATAAAATTATTATATGACATACATCTTTTTTACAAATTTACAATAAATATAATAAAAAACCCCCTACTAAATGTAAGGGGTCTTTATTATCTATGTTAGATTAAATTAAACGTTACCCAAATCAGCATAGATTGCTGCAGTTGGTTGCATTAAGTTAATATCTTCATAACACTCAATTCTCGCAGTAACCATATTTTGTTGGAAGTTACTAGCATTCTCATAAGAGAATTCAATTGCTAATCCTTCAACTTCAATACGCTCTACGAAACTGTTATCCATAATTAAAACCTTGTCATCAGTAACCCAAGATGCAGCAATAATAGGAGTTCCCCATATTGTCATACCACCATTAGGATTAACGATAACTGAACCATTACCTGCGTAGTAACCAGCAGTAATTGTTTCTTTCAATAAGCGACCTAATTGTGCAGGGCTTACTAAAGCAACTGAAGATACAAAGTTTGCACTCTTTTGGTTGCCGATGTAATCAACTAATTGCTTTAAATCAACAGTTTCAGCAGTTGTTGTAGAACCTGTTGCAGCAGCAGATACAGTTGCAAAGAAAGCAGCGTTTTCAGCTTTGAAGAAATCTCTAGTCAACATTCTTGGTAAAGTTGTGCTTAAGAAAGGCAAACTTCTAGCCATTTGTTTTGAGAATGTAGAGAAACCAGCGATGTAATCGTTAACCACTTTAACTTCGCTTAATGCGTAGTTGTTCTCACCTTTGTTTGAACCTTCAGTTTGAGCAGCAATGTTATTAGTTGTTGCAGTCTCTTTGTAGAATACATACAAACCACTTTCGCTACGAACTGTTGGAACTAAATCACGGAAATTGATTGCTTGACTTGGTAAAACTGAAGCATTAATAGCGTAAGATGCTTGAGCATCTCCTGTTAAACTTGCACCTAAAGTCATTGATTTTACATCTCTTAAATCTAAACGATACTTACCATTTGATTTCATTGATTTTTCCATTTCATCCAATTTGCCATCTAATTTTTCTACGATAGCTTCATCTAAAAACTTTACTTGTTTAGATGCGTTTTTCTTTTGTGCAGCAGCTTGAGCATCAAATTGTTTTTGTGCTTCATCTTTTACTACACGGATTTCAGCGTTTGTTGCTTCCAACTTCGCTTCAATACTAGCTTGAAAACCTTTAAGGTTATCAGCCATTTCGTTAATTACGTTTTCCATTTTTACTTTTTTAGTATTTTATTAAATTCTTTAATTGCCTTCAAGATTTCAGCATCATTGTTTTTGATTTCCTCAATTATCGGCTGGGGTGCTTCTGCGACCGCAGTGATTTCTTTAACGATTTCAATCTCCAATAAATCCGCTTGAATCCTTTTTATTTCAATCTCCATCAACGCAAAAGTTTCATCGGTAAATTTACCGCCTTTAAACGCTTTCAAGAGTTTCTCTAGCCTGTTTGCTAATTGTTCTTTCTTTACTTCACTCTTTACTGAAATAGTTGGTGTTTCAGGGTTTGCTGCCCATAATACCGCACTACCTTCATAAAGTTTAAGTTCCGTTATTGTTCTTACTCCATCCTTTGCTACGCTTGAATTAATTGTAGTAAATCCGATTGAGTGTTGGTTGATTAAACCTGCATCGTACATCTTCATTATATCTTCACCTGTTTCGGTCATTACTATTGGAGTAATTGCAATAAGCATATCACCTTCAACATATAATTGTTCAGGCTTACCTATTACAGCCTCCATTTCAGCACAATGGTCAACTAAAGACCAAATCAAGTTTTTACCTGCTGGACCTCTTTCGCTTAAAGTCTTTGTGAATGCTTCAGGAACGATAATATCATTGTCTAAATCTACATTACCTGTTCTTGCCCATACTGCTTTTACTCTGCGTTGTTCGGTATCTACATCCATTACTTCGTAGCCGATGTCTTGTTTTTCAACAATTAAATCTTTTGATGCGTAAGTTTTCATATTTACAAAGTTATATTTTTTTTTATTATTCAAACAAGTCTGCAATCAATCTGCCTATTTGCATTCCTACCACATTAGTTAATATGCCCCAAATCATTCCGACATTCCCTTTTGGTGGGTTATCTTGTAGCTTTAATAGTTTGCCATTTTTATCCCTTTGTGCCTCATATCCTAAAGTACAACGGCAGTTACAAACGTCTCCAGCACTACCACTTGAATCGCACGGATGTAGCATTAAATCAAATCCACCCTTTTTGTTTTGTAGTTTAAAGGTTTCATCTATTGGTAATTTTTTCCCATCCATATTTAGGTGGTCAAATTGGTCTCGTGGAATCCTTCTAGTTCTATTGTCTTTTGCTGCAATCCATTCTTTCATTGTTACAAGCCCAGTACTCGTTGCTCCAACCATTGAGCCAATATTGGCAGCCCTACCTGTTTCCGTTCTAGCAATAAGTTCTGCTCTATAATCAGTAATTCCTGCACCCCTTAATAAAACTATTGTTTCAGGTAGTGTTAAGTTTTGTTCGGCTGATTGTACTAAATATCTTCTAATTTGGTCCTTTGTTGTATTCGTGATGTCGGCAGCTAATTGGTCAAGTCCTTGCGTTTGCAAATATTGAAGGATAGTATAACTAAATAAATCCGTTTCAGCTGATTTAACCTCCAATGCCTCGTAATGCCCCTTTACAGACCTTTTAACGACCTTACTACTAATTTGAGCCATCTTTACACCCATAGCTAAATGGAGCTTTTGTATGGTCTTTTTAATGGCTTTATCGCTAATTGCGTTGTAGTCTAGTGTACGGCAATAGGTATTCACTTGATTTTGTAGTTCTTTCTTGAACTTCGGTGAATATTGTTTTAATGCGTTGGCATATAATTTTCTATAATCTTGCCAAATCATTTTATGGGTTTTGGTCAGGAATATTCAAAGGTTGAAATTGGTCAATAGTTTGCAATCCTGTTGGGATATAAAGTTTCTCTAACTCTTCAGTAGGGATATAATCAGGAACATTGATATTCATTATTTCCAACTTTTGTTTAGGGCTAATCCACCACGCTTTATCAAGCCATTCAGTTTGTTCAACTTTGTTTGCTTCTAATTCGCCAAAAACTGAAATATCATAATCTACATAAAGATTTGTTCCTTTATAACCCCAATCGGTGTGTAATTTCCTATTAAGGTTTTCAGTCAATGCGTTAAGTAATGGGATGGCACAACGAAGTGTTAATGCCTTTTCCCCTTCTCTT